ACGCAAGAGCATAAAAATAAAATAAGTAAAGCCAATAAAGGAAATACTTATAGATTATCAGAAGAAACTAAAAGACGGATAGGAAAAGCAGCAAAAGGCCGAAAACACTCTAAAGAAACTAAAGATAAACTTAAAAAATTAGCTAAAGGAAGAAATTCAAAAGCTATTTTACAATTTGATTTAAGTGGTAATTTTATTAAAGAGTGGGAATCCTCAGTTGCATTAGAAAGGGAATTAGGATTAAGTAGATCTTCTTTGAGAAGACGCTTAAACGGTAAATTTAAAGAATATAGAGGTTATAAATGGAAATGGAAGAAATGATTTTATATTTAGTATATCACTTTGGTATAATTTTAATTTGGATAGATGCTGAACCAATGATTATACTAAAAGAACTAGCCGGCTTTAAAGAAGAAGACTATGACAATTACGGGAAAATAAAGGCCTTTATTCATAGATTGATCTATTGCGGATTTTGTTCTGGATTTTGGATCACATTATTAATTACACAAAAATTAGAAACCGCAGTAATAATTTCAACATTTTATTATATGTGGGACAATAGAAACATTTAACAATGAGAAAAATAGAAGACATACCAGCATTTAGAAAAGAAATAGACGACCTATTAGAACAACTAAAAGGCAAAGCTACTGCAAACAAAGATCAAGTAAATAAAATGTTTGATCTACACAATCAATGGTTTACTTCACACAAAGAAAAGGGTAAAAGCTGTGGTACTTGCCGAGCAAGAGTATACCAAAAACTACAGAATCTACAAAACCACTTTCTTTCTCTTGATAGAGTAGCCGAAGAGAAAAAAGAAAATAGAAAAGCTCTACGAGAAAAAAGAAAAGAAAATCGATTCTTTGGGATGCTCAAAAAAGAAATCGAGATTGTCGAATTCTTTGAGCGGGTAGACAACTACCGCCAAATGAATGACGAAGATCGAATCTTTTTGTACCTCACTCACAACGAGAAATATCCAGATTTTGCAGAAGTATCAAGAAACTGTACAGGCTGCAGAGGAAGAATGTATAAAAGACTATACAAGTATTACAACAAACTAAAAGAAATGTATGAACTATGAGCCACTTAAAAATAAAAGATGAATTTCAAGGAATGATACTATCTAGATTCGATCTAGAACTTGGCCTTCGTATCACCCTTTACCCAGATATAGACCCTATATACTATAAGAATTTCCAAGACAGAGGATTCAATATCTTTGAAGAAGTAAAAAGAAAGCCAAGAAAACCTAAAACAAAGAAAAGTAAAAATGGCAAATAGTCCAGGAACAAATTTACCAATGTCTCCTAAAAAAGTTAACCTTCGTTGGGCCGCTTTCGCCAGAGAATATGTTAAGAATGGCGGTAATGGAGCCAGAGCATACAAAAAACACTTCAATTGTAAGACTCTTAAAGGCGCTGCATCTCACGCCTCAGCTCTTTTAAAGAGACCAGAAGTACAAGAAATGATCAATCGAGAGCAAGAGGCAGTCATTTCTTTACATAATATAAAGACCGATGCTATAGCGAATGAACTTTTAGGAGTTATTGAAAGAGCCAAGGAGAGTGGAGACGAGTATGCGATGATGAAAGCTCTTGATATGCTCAACAAAATGACCGGAGCTTATAACCATAAACAAGAGATTGATCTGAGGGCCCAAGGAGTGGTGATAAACTACATAAACCCTGACGAAAAGAAGAAAAAATAAAAGCAATTACAATGACAGAATTAGAAATATACAAAAGAGACCAGAAATGGGCCACTATATTTAACAGTACAATGGATACTATGTTAGCATATAGAGAAACTTACGGAGTTAAATCATCTGTTCTATCTAAAGATGAGCAAGAGCACGCAATAGAGTCTATAAAATACCATTTACAAAATATTAATGAGTGGACAGTAGAGGCTAAGAATCGCTATGCCGGTGTAGCTAATTATAAGCTATGGCAAAAATAACATAATGAAGAGCCTGTGGCCAAGTGGTTTAAGGCAGCTGTTTGCAAAACAGCCATCCTCAGTTCGAATCTGAGCAGGCTCTCATAACAAAAACAACGTATAATGGCAATAGAAATAGATTTTAAACCAAGCCCTAAGCAAGATCAGATATTCAAACTGTTTGAGGACGAGCTGACCACTGAGGTCGTTTATGGAGGAAGTCTAGGCTCAGGTAAGTCTTACCTACTCGCTTCAATGTTAGTAATGAAATGTTTAACTAAACCAGGCATTAGAATAGGCCTAGCTCGTAACACTATTACAAACCTAAAGAAAACTACAGTAGTCTCTTTAATGGAAGTATTTCAAGATTGGGGTCTTTCTCCAGCTGCCCATTATACTTACAACTCTCAAGCAGGTGTCATTAAATTTGAGAATGGCTCTGAAATAGTACTAGTTGAACTTACTTATTTGCCATCTGACCCTCAATTTACTCGATTGGGTGGTATGCTACTCACGTTTGGAGTAATAGACGAGGCAACAGAGGTAGATGAGCAAGGTAAAACTATATTTCAAACTCGTTTAGGCCGTTGGAAGAATGATGAATTAGGAGTAAAACCATTCCTCTTAATGACTTGTAACCCATCTAAAAGCTCTTTTATTTACAGAGACTTTTACATACCTAACAAAGAGAATCGTTTAAAGCCTCATCAAAAGTTTGTACAGGCTCTACCTACAGATAACCCTTATATCAGTGAATCGTATCTTAATAATTTGAGTGAATCGCTTTCTCTGACTGAGCGTAAGCGACTCCTATTCGGAGAGTGGGAGCTAGAGGACTCTCCTAACTCTTTATTTAAAAGTGAGGACGTTCAATTGATGTTTGATACCTCTATTAAATTAGACTCTGATAAAACAATGAGAATGAGCTGTGACGTTGCATTTACCTCAGATCAATGTGTGATACTTATATGGCAAGGCTCTACTGTTATTAAAACTATTAAACCTAACAATACTGAAGAAGATACTTTAATAGAGACTATTAAGAAACTGGCCACTGAATATAAAGTTAAAACTTCTAATATCTGTTGGGATGCCGATGGTGTAGGTAAATATTTAAAACAACATTTCCCTAGCGGTTATGAGATTCACAATGGAGCAAAGCCTATTCAAAATAAAGGCTACTCTAACCTAAAGGCTGAATTATTCTTTAAACTATCTGAGTTAGTAGAAGCAGGCCAAGTAAAAGTAGAAGACTCTTCTATTAAACGAGAAGTTACTGAAGAGTTGGCTGTTATTAAGCACCGACCAAAAGAGAGTATGAACTCTAAAATAGAGTTAGTTTCTAAAGGCCTGATGAAGAGAGAACTTGGACACTCGCCCGATATTGCTGATGCTCTAGCCTATGGGATGATATTCCATTTAAGAAACACTACGATGACATCCTCTGATTTTGTATTTATAAATATGTGAGGTTGACACTTTCTCGAAAAAAATAATTATCTATATGGAAAGCGAGAAAAAATTACCACATTACAATATTGTAGTAGAAGAGGACTTTGGAGATGGACTTGAGTTTGTTTCTTTAGTAGCAGATCCTGCAATAATGGAGATGGGTTTAGCCTTTAAAAAGGTTTCAGATTCTACAGAAGTAGAAAAACTTGACGAGCAATCTAACGGAATGTTCGATTTCCAATTCAATAAAGAGAAGCAAGTAGTTGTTGGACCAGCAATGATACCAGATGTACCTCTTTACCGAAGACATAATGGAGAAGAATTCTATGTTGTTTTCACTAAAGAAGTTATTGAGAAGTTGGTTGAGAAGTTCAATAAGACTGCAAAAGAGCATAAGATCAATGTAGATCACGCTGATGTAGTTGAGTCTGCTTTTATTAAAAGTAATTGGATTATAGAAGATAAAGATAACGATAAAAGTAATATGTATGGTTTCGATTTACCATCTGGCACTTGGATGTTAGAGGTTAAAGTTGAAGACGTAGACTTTTGGAAAGACCAAATAAAAGAGAGTGGTAAATTCGGCTTCTCTGTTGAAGGTATGTTTGGCCTAGAGTTTATTGGAGAATTTAATACTAATCAAAATAAAGAATCAAAAATGAAGATTGATGAATTGAGTGCTGAAGAACTTGCTCTTATTGAAAAGTTCAGAAGCGAAAAAGAAGAAGTTGAAGTGAAAGCTGAAACCGAAGAAACTAAAATCGAAGCCGAAGTTGAGGTGGAAGAGGAAGAAGAAAAGGTAGAAGTTGAAGCTGAGATTGAAGAAGAAAAAGAGGAAGAAAAGGAAGCTGAAGAAGTTTCTGCTGAAGAAGAAGAAGTTATTGAAGAAGTGAAAGAAGAAGTCAAAGAAGGTATTGATGAAGCTGCTATTATGGAGCTTGTACAGCCTAAGATTGATGAGCTGCAATGATCGTGACTGGGAAAC